CTATAATCAGATGAAGTATTGTATGATGTTGCTGAGGCAGTTACACTAATACTGCCTACTCCTGTATTGTTGTATCTAAATCTTGCAATGCCACCAGTAGATGTTGTTCTATTTAATATTAAAGTTGCTTCACTGCTAGAAGTACCTAACAAAGCATAATCGCTAACACCATTTCTTAATTCTGCACCAACACCAGAAACACCTGTAGTTGTTTTTCCCACCAATACATTACCAGAACTGTCGATACGCATTTTTACAGAATTTTCTTTAACAAAATCTAAATTACCACCACTATTACAACCTACTGACCATTTTGCAGCTGTTGAGCTAGTTCTGTTAAACATAATTCCTGCATTAGATGCATCTGCTATATGAAGAATTTTACCACCAAAATAAGTTGATGCATCTGGAGAACTTGTACCAATACCTACGTTTTGATTTTCGTCAATAACCATAGCAGTAACTAGATTTTGTGTACCACCAGAGGCATCACTTGTTTGAAAACGTAAATCTGATGTATTTGCTGCACCAGGTTCTGTAATATGAATTCTTGCTGTTGCACCACTACTTCTAGCAAAACTCAAAGCAGCATGATAATGTGTGCTATTTGAAATAGTTAATCCACCTAAACCTCTACCACTACCATTTATTTCTAAATAATCTACAGGATTTGTATCTCCAATTCCTATATTACCAGAACTTTTGATACGCATACGTTCTGTATTTGAACCACCAGTTGCCTGTGTCCAAAAAGCTAATCCACCTGCATCATTAGCACTTTCTCTAAATGAACGTATCATTCCAACACTGTCGCCACTGTTTTGAAATTGAATACTACCTATTCCTGCTGTGTTAGAAGTTCTATTTCCATTTAATGTTAAATTAACTCCAGTATCTGAAGCAGTAGTTTTTATTAGAGTTCCTGTTTCACCAGATGAACTTTCAATATGAAGATTTGCACCTGGAGAACTTGTACCAATCCCCAATCTTTCTGCACTAGCATCCCAAAATAATTTAGCTGTTGTTCCTGTGTCTTCGTAGAATGAAATGTCGCCACCATTTCCAATTAATAAACGTCTAGTTAAACTACCACTTGTATTAGCTACATTGAAAACAAGGTTTGCATTATTAGCAGTTGAACTTTGTGAATTTTGTAGTGCATCAATTTTTGCTGTTGTGACTGAACTACTGTTTCCAGGCGATTTAAATAACATACTTGTTCCTCTACCTGCACCACCATTTCCTGCTGAACTTATAGTTAAAACATGACCAGGTTCTGTACCTGTATTTACTCCACCATAATTAGTACCACTTAAAGCAACATGAAGTGCTGTTTCTGGAGTAGTTGTATTTATACCTATGCTTTTTAAACTTGTATCCCAAAAGAATTTAGGTGTTGTTCCTGTGACTTCGTAGAATGATATGTCACCATTACCATGAGCAGTTAAAGTGTTAGATGCTGTTGCTCCTGTGATTAAGTTAATATCTCTGTCTAAATTTCCTCTACTTTGAAGGTTTAATGTTCCTGCTAAATAATCTCCACTTGAACCAGAGCCAGTAAAAATCACTGAGTTACTATTAGTGTTTAAAGTTGCTGTTCCATTTAAAGGAAATGTAATTCCATAACCTGTTCCATCTGAAATAAAGTTGCTAGATGTTGTAGTTCCAACAATATCTACATTCTCTGAACTATCAATCGTAATAGCTGTGCTTGTAGCATTGTCATCTATACCTGTAGATGAAAAGTTTAGCGAAGGTATGTTAGCTTTATCTCTTGCGTTACTCATTATAATTCCTCTGATTGACTAGCTTTAAAAGTCTCATAAGCATCTTTAACATCTTGTGTCCAGACAGCATTACATACTGCTTGAACTTCTGAGTGTTCATCAGTTATAACTGCGTCTGGCATCAAAGCATGTCTATGATACTTTCTTGATAATTCTTCGCCGTCTTCCATAACTACAGTATCTGTTCTTACTTGAACTGATTTGTATTTTCCGACCACTTCGATTTTACCAATCTGTGTCTCTTTAGTTATTGCCATGTGTTGTCTCCTTGTGTGTTGTTAAAGTATTGAATAATATCCAGAAAAATTAATAAATTTTGAGCTGTAAGTAGAATTTGCTATATCACCATTAGTCAATGTTCTTGGAGCTATTTCAGTTGTGTTTCTTGAACACAATAATGTTGCTGTTGTGTTAGTATTGGTAGCAGTTATATATCCACCATAATAATCTGTGGTTTGTGCGTCTCCAACTGTAAAAGGCAGACCACCTATTAAAACACCAGCACTACTTGAATTTGATGGAAAATTACAATTAACACTAAAATGAACTATGCTTCCAATTTTTGTATATTGACCTTTTGGATTTAAATTAAGACCAGCACCACTTTGATCGCTAGGTGTAAAAGTTCCTTCTTCGTAATCGTCTAATTTGTTTGCTGTGCCTGTGCCACCAACATATAGACCACCACCTAAGTATAGGTCTTGAAATCTTGTTGATGTATCTCCTAAATCAATGGCATTATCTCTGCCTTCTCCTGCCATATTAGAAGGATAAATTGTCTCTGTACTATTTTTAAAAGTAATCGCTGTATCTGAGCTACCAATAGCCATATCAGTATTTGACCTAACAGAAATTCTACCAAATTCTGTTCCATCTTTTTTAAAATTAACAACACCACCATTACTACCTAATCTATTAATAACTACAGCATTTCCACCACTTCTTGTTATATTAACTGTTCCTGTATTAAGTAATTCAATACCTGCTGTAGATGTACTTGAAGATGTTTTTCCCACCAATAAATTTCCATTTGCATCAATCCTAGCTCTCTCTGATGGATTTGCAACATTGCCATCATCAGTTAAGAATATCATTGTTCCTGGATTTGAACTTGCTTGTCCACCTGCCATTTGAATTTTAGCACCTGGATAAGTAGAACCACCTTGTATTGAAAGTGTACTAGTTGAACTATTGGTACGAATTTGACCTCCTGTAACTGCTACACCATTAGATGTTGTTTCAAATTTCTTAGAACCATTATAATAAATTTCAACTCCAGTATTTTCATTACAATTAATATATTTATCACCATTAGTATCTTCTAATCTAAGGTCGTCTCCACTTCTTATTATTAAATCACCTGTTCCAGTATCTTCAATAAAACTTGCAGAACCATTGTGATATATTTGTAAATCAGCAGAATTACCAAATACTATTTTTGTGTTATCAAAAAACTCTAGTCTATTATCTGATTTATCCCAAAATGCGTTATAGCTATCTCCAGTAAAAGTAACATCACCATCTACAGTTAATCCTGTAATTCCTGTGTATGTTCCACTAATTCTAGCATCTGGTACTGTACCACTATCTAGGTTATCTGCGTTAAGACTTGCAACTGAGAAAGTTCCATAAGCAACAATATCAACTACGTCTCCTGTAGTTGCACCACTAGCTAAGACTACTGATGAACCAGATGTAACTGTAACATCTGTTCCATTTAATAATTTTACACCATTAAGATATACGTCAATAAATCCTGCATCATAAGCAAGTGTGTTTGAATTGTTATCTGAACCTGTGAAAGTTGTTTGAGCATTGGTTGCTGTGTAGTTATATCTTTGTGAAGTTCCATTAACTGATGAACCTGCGTTCTGCCAACCACTAGCACCATAAACATTAAGTACATTAGTTGAGGTATTGAAATATAAATCTCCAGAATCTAATGAAGTTGTAGGAGCTGATGAAGATATTCTATATCTATCAGCAAAAGAATTAACACCAGAAATATTTGAAGCTGTAGTTACTACTGAGCTAATATTATTTCCAACATTTGATATTGCGTTAGTTGCAGTTGTTCCATCTTCAATATTTGCTAAACTTTGAATATCGCTAGATAATCCAGATACAACACCAATATCAGTAGTGTCTCCTGCAACAGTTGTAATATCAGATGAGATAGCAGCAACAGTTGTAACTTCAGTTGCCTTTGGAACTAATCTATGAAAAGTATAAGTATTTAATGTTGTGCTTGTTTCAACAAGTACACCAAAACCAGCAGTTAAAACTGTAGAACCACATCCTGTAATTGTTACAGTTGATCCTCCAACAGTTCCACCAGAAATACTAACTGTACCTCCACTTGGAGTTCTTGTAGAACCAATAGATGATATACTAACAATAGTTCCAGCACCATTATTTACATCAGGATTTGCATTAGGAAAACTTGTTTCGTTTGCAATTGGAACAAATCCCCCAACATCATCTACAAGGTCAGTTACTCTTGCATCAATAGCAGCAGTAGTTGCAATAAAAGCATCAGAAGATGACCAACTTTGACCTGAATTAATTGTTTCAGAGCTATCTTGTCTAAAGTATAAACTATCACTTGCTGATGTAGTTAAGAATGTAACATCATCTGGTGTATGACCTGATGCTTCAGCATTAGTAATAATAACTGCATCTGCAATTTTATTTATTGTAACAGCATCATTATTAATTTTAGCTGTTGTAACATTACTATCTGCTATCTTGGCAGTTGTTACATTAGAGTCAGCAATTTTTGCAGTAGTAATTTGAGAATTAGCAATATGTGCAGTATCAATAGATCCATCTACATAATGTTCACTATTAATACTATCATCAGCTATTTTAGTTCCATCAATAGCATCAGCAGCAATCTTAGCTGTTGTTACATTGGAGTCTGTAATCTTAACTGTAGTTACTGAATTACTTGCAAGTTTAGCTGTAGTTATATTTGAATCTGTAATTTTTGCTGTAGTAACAGCTGTGTCTGCTATTTTAGCAGTTGTAATTTGTGAGTCTGCAATATGAGCTGTGTCTATTGAACCATCAACATAGTGTTCTGAATTTATACTATTATCTGCAATCTTAGAACCATTAACAGAGTCTGCACCTAGTTTAGCATTAGTTACAGCAGCATCATTAATCTTTGCAGTAGTAACTGCACTATCAGCAATCATCTGCTAAAGTTGCAGTAGCAATTACACCTGTTGGAAAAGAATTATTTGTTTTAGATAATGCACCAATATAAACATTTGTAATAGCTTCATTAGATAATGAACCACTATCCCAAGTTACATTGATTGTGGTATTTGTTGAAAAAGATGATGAACTAATTGTTCCAAAAATAGTTCCAGGTGTACTAGCTGTTAATTTAATTCTTCTACCCTCATGGTAAATTGCACTAACATCTACACCAGCTATTGTAAAAGAAGTAGCTGATGCGTAAGCAGCAGTATAAGCACCAGAACCATCACCATATTCTACCCATTGACTATCGTTAAACCATTCTCTAGTATTTTTCATCAATGCTCTAATAGCATTATTCAAATTACTAGGTAGCATACCCTCATCTACATCAATTCCATTTAATGATGTATTACTGGCCTGTGTTGTTGAATAATCTTTAATGTTTGTTGTCATGTTGCTCCTAATTCATAAACCAACTAAAAGCCTTATCGCTTTCAGTATTGTTTTTATTAATTAATGTATTTACAGCTTCTTCCACTTGTCTTTGAAAAAACTCCTGTGTTTCAATTGAATATCTAATGTT